ACAACGCACGGGGATTCATATCTATCTATACCGTGTGTTGTAACCTCAACTAAGTAAGGAACTAACTAATGGATATCTTTTCAATCAACCAATCCATCGTGCTAATGGAAGCTCTGATAATAAACAAAGGTTATGTTGACGCAGAGGTTTGCGTCCGTCTGGAAGACACAGCCAACCGCTCTTGGAACCGTATGTTCCGAGTGGACATCTACCACAACCTGACGGCAGAGTACGGAACGAGGAAGGACAAGACGTTCTCTCTCCTTACAGGCATGGGATTGGATGATGCCCAAAGCCTCATGGATCAAGCGTTGGAATACGTTCAAGCCCTTCCATCTAAAGAGGAAGCGGCAGGGGCGGCTAATATCAGGACAATGGAGTCTCTGATATCCGACTGGCGCGACCTTGAGGTTTCGTCAGATACCGAGGAGCTTCGTATCAAGTACAAGAGCCTCGCTGACAGCTTAGAGGTTGCGGTTCCAGAAGTTACGGGTCTCCGCTTCCAAGCTGGTTATCACATCACAGACCAGTCCTAAATCAACAGCGGGGGCCTCGGCTCCCGCATCAACTAAGGAGACTAAAATGAGAATAGGTGGCTACAGACTAGAGGATGTCGGGTACGGCATCAAAGTGACCGAGCATGAAGCTGGGTGGCAGTTCTGGTTGCAGGGTGATGACGCACAGCAGTTCAGAGAAGACTGGGCTGCTGCCGAAGATGTCGGAGTAGCGTTCAGGTACTTCCTGTCGTACTACGACTACGACACGTTGTTCGCCTGAATACGGACAGCTTCTGGGAACGCGGCAGGTATCGTCGCGTTTTCAACACAGGGGACTGGCAGTGCCGATACTGTCGGTTTCAGTTCTCTCCGCCTCAATACAAATGGGATGCGGATTCAATCAAATGCCGCTGCAAGTGGCTCTCAACAAAGGACTACCAACATGAATTACGCACAAGCAAATGAGGTAGCGCAGATTGCGTTATCTCGAGAATTGAAAATCTCCTACTACAAAGTGGAGGAGGCTAAGGGGATGTTAGAGGGACTGTTGGAGGTCCTGTCAGAAACGGACCCTCACGGGGACACAACGCAGATGCTGGAAACATCTGTGAATGACCTAGACACTATCGCGTCCGAGTTGTGGGGGACAGCCGGGGTCAGCGATATCGCTCTCCATAGAGACTAATCACAACCGCGGGGGCTTCGGCCCTCGCTTCAACTAAAGAGGAACTAACTAATGAGTTGGATGACAATACACAGACCAGAAGGCTGGTGCGACCTTGAGCGCATCAGCAGTTGGACCAATGAGGAAATCATTGAGTTCTATGATGACCGTAGAAACATGAGCCTACTAACCTACGCAGGCATGTTGGGCCTAACTGGGGGAGAAGTCGAAACAATCTTAAACGGAGGAACAATATGAAATCGTATCCCATCTGGAACGCAGTAACGGCCTGCATCTACAAATCGTCTAAATCATACGGGGTGAAGGACACCGGAGAGGTGGTCATAAACGTTGGCACATCGGCCAGCAACAGCCATACCTTCCTAAAACACACGACCACCCATCGGCTGATGGTGAACGGCGACCGATGCTATAGGTTCTACATCGACGGCAAGGTAGTCAGGGAATCGTGGCTGCGTAAAGGGGCAACAGAACTAACTACAGAGGAGACATCTTGATGGAAAAAGAGATCGTAACGAGCCGAGAGTTGTGGATGCAACAGGCACCTAGCTTCAATTTTGAGTTGGGCGAAGAGGCACTGCTGAAGAAGGCGTTGGAGTCAGGATTCGTAACAAAAACGGACGAAGACCAATACCTAATCAACGAAGACTACTAACAATGAGGGGGCTTCGGTCCCCTCTATTAGCAACGAAGCGATAGAATGCTTCGCATACTCTTTTTGATTCACGGCCCAAGGGCCTTGAAGCCATGAAGAAAGAAAGAAGAATAGAACGGCTAGTCGCCGTCTGCTTCCAAGAACCGCCTTATCGGCGTTCCAACCTTCTCGGTTGTAAATTGCCGCGTCCAAGGCCGCAAGACCTACAAAAATGCGCCCAAGGGCGCAAGACCCGATAGTAAAATCGGGCGCAGGGCGCAGAACATAGGCGCAGGACCCGCGAAAACTTGCCCCTCGGACCCCGAAACACCGCCCGAGGCCAAATTGGGACCCTGATCACCGCCAAATAAAAGTAGCTCTCGGGTCAAGGACCTCTTTACCAAGAAGAAACTTTGTCCACCCCTAGCAAAATATGCCATGTGCCAAGCGATTTGATGAGGAGATATATTAACGGCGTTAGCTTTGCATATCTTCAATTCAAACCAAAAAGAAATCCCGTCCCAAGCCAAATGAACGTCCGGTACACCCCCGCCATGTTTGTTTTCAATCCTTGTCGCATGTGTTTTTGGAGGTAGATTTGCCCGTATCTGATTCCAAAAGTTCGCCTCCGGTCCCTTGCTCATTCTCAGTCACATCCTTAAATTCTGCGTCGATCACAAACGCCTGTGGATACGACGATTGAAGCTTGGCAAGCCGTGCCGTAATTTCATCCCGTGACATTTGGTCAATAGTATTGACCTGTTCTCTCCTATCAACAGTCAGACCCCCCAGTGCAGACCTTATTTTTTCAGCGTTAATTGCCGCAGAAAACTGACCTGAATCTTCAGCCCCCATTGATAGTTTCTGCAACCGCTCAAGTTGCCCAATGGTTGTCACACCATATCGACGTTCCCTTTCCTCTCTTAAATCTGTGATATGCTCTATGACTAGAGGGTAATCCCTACCATTTAACAGTCTGGATGCATGTACTGAAGCGGTGTCCTTTGAATACCCAGATTTTCGCGCACATTCAGCATTAGAATAAATTCCTTCGACGATGTGACGGGCAAACGTCATCTGGCGATTTGTCAATAATCGCCCGTCATCCCTCTTTTCTACCAGTGCAGTCATGATTTACCCTTGTTACCTATCTACAACCTATACCAAGTAGCCAAGCCGTGCAAGAGGTCAATCAAGGGTCCCCCCAGTCCCTATATACACCTTTTCTCCAGAGAAGTGTTCTCACTGTTCTCAGGGTGTTCTCACAAATGATCTGAATAATAACTGAAAATATACAAATGAGAACACTGAGAACACTGAGAACACCTAATATAGAATTTTTGTTTTTGTTTTTGTTTTTTCTGTGGAAATACTGTCTATACGTTCTCACCCAACTTTACACGTTTAACGTGTGGTACATTTAATTTCAATAAAATGAAAGATAAAACTTGTAGTCTATTAACAATTACGATATTAAATAGGTACGGTTTAACAAATGAGGTCAATTATGAATACTCAAGAAACACAGATACCATTTTGCGGGTTCTACCATTCAATTTACGACAACGAGATTGATCACCAAATTGAGCGGGATACCGAATATCATGCAGACGAATGGTCCAAGGATCAAGGCGCGGTAAGCGAGGCTGTTTATTCTCACATCCATGTGAGTGACACACACAAGGCGATAGCCGAGGCTCATGTTGATGAGTGGTGTATGAAGTTTGAGGATGCCACTGGCATTGCGCTCAAGCCACGCCAGTGGCTGAGTAGGGTGATCAGTCCTAAGTATTACAATTTTTCTACTGACCGTTTATTTGCGCGGGTATCGGAGACTGCGATTCGGTCTTGTTATAATTTATTTGCTGAAGGCAAGGGCGGCCCTCATTCCCCGTTTCACATTCTTGAGAAGTTAATCAAGGAAAGCTTCACAAGTTATGACGGTTTTAGTTCACATTATTCTAATCAGTTAGAAGACTGGTTAGCCAAGCCCTTGAATGAGTGGGATCATAATGAGGTCATGACGTTATTGGTTGCCACGTTGGTTTACTGTGACATTGATCCGGTGGATTTCAATCAAGATGTTGAGATGTCTGTTATTGAATGGGCCAGTGGCAACGGGATTATTGACGTTGTTGATTGGGACAAGGTTAAGACTGAAGTTTTTGCACTGGAGGATGAAGTAGCATGAAAAACATTACACAACACACAGGCAAGTTACGTTTGATAGAACGGTTGCCAAATTCCAGAAACGGGAACCCTCGTTATTTGTGCGAGATTATGGGTCAACAACCCAATAACAATTTGGGGCGGACGTTC